ATGGAAAGTTCACCTTTTTTGAACATCAAGGTCTTTTCATCAGGAATAACGCTTATATTATTGAGTGACTCTATCATATTGTCAATATCAATAGTCAATTCTTTCCAACCGTCCATAGACATCATGGAAAAGCGGTCTTCGTAGTACTTTTGTAGTTCAGGAGTCATCAAAATCCTATATGTTGAGCAGTTATTACGACTGAAGCAGTGGATGGCCTGACAGGATTAGTTTGTGTAGGAAAAGTAGGAATAGTCACTTGAGCAGAGGTTGTAGACCAATAAAATTGATAATAATCGCCTGAATTGGCAACATCAACAATGAAATTCCATGATTGAATCGTGTGTCCTGCTGTTCCACCATGAGAAGATGGGATACTTATAAGTCCTGTACTTCCTACAACATCAACATTGTTATAACGTAACCAGATACTTACATCATTATCTTGATTATCAGTATTTCTAAACTGTGCTGACCATTGAATGTTATATTTGCCAATTTCTGTAAAAGTAATTTTTCCATTATTAACTACAGTAACATTATGACTATAGTCAGTCTGTCTAACTAGCAATGCAGTTGCTGTATTAGCAGTAGTAGTTTGAGTTTGATAGTCAGAAAAAGCACCATAATTTTGGAAGATTGCACCGCTTAAGCCAGCAGCACCTCTTTCACCCTTTTCGCCTTTGTCACCCTTGACTTCACCAACATTAATCTCTTTCTTATTAGATAAGGTTAAGACTAGGGTATCGTCAAAGTCAACTTTGGCATTTACAACTGAAACACCATCATCACCGTCTTTGCCATTCTTGCCAGACGTACCATCCTTGCCATCACGACCATCTTTGCCGTCTTTTCCGTCTTTTCCAGCATCACCCTTATCGCCTTGAAGACCACGGTCACCTTGTTCACCCTTGAGTTTTTTGACGCTATCAACCTTGTCAACCAACTTGGGTAACTCTTTATCAAGCATGAGTGCAATAGCAGAGACTTTCGCATCCGCTGACGCATCCGACAAGAGGATTTTCTTAAAATCCATTACGCACCAATAACGCTTTTCAGGAACTCATTATCTTTTACGCTTTGATTCTGCTTGTCTGCCATCTGTAACTCAACAATCTTTGCCTTATTCTTAATGTCAGACTCTTTAAGCATCAATTCAGCAATCTTGACCCGTTTATCAAACTCTTTTGAGGCTAAATCGTCTTGATTTGGCAAGTTTTTGGTAGTTGCAGCCATGTTTTTAGCCTGTATTTCCATAGGCATTAGCTGTGTTTCAACTATCAATTTCTGTGCTTCAGCATGGTTTTGTTCTGCTTGGCTAGTATTTACAGCAATCTGAGCCTGTGCCGCTTGCATAGCCAACTGTTGTTGTGCCTGTTGCATCTGTTGAGCTTGTGGATCAGGCTTCATCATCTCGTCTAACTTAGCCATCAATTCCATTCTGTTAGACAAACTGCTGTTTCCAACAATTCCTTTAAGCAAAATAGGCAAAACAGGGGTATTTGCACCCAAAGTCTGCAATAAACCAATGAATTGCTGCTGCTCGTACTCCCTAGCAATGATGCCAAGAGTTGCCGTAGGGATGAAATTCATATCAACAGAGGGATAACGCTCTGGATCAAACTGCATGAACCTAAAAGCAGCCTTCTTAATGAATGGAATCAAGAAATCTTCTTGGAAATTCACTAATGTGCGCTTGTATTTCTTGATGATGGAGGCAACCGCCATCGACATACCGCCACCATCACGACTAGCTTGGCTAATCATGCCATTGGAGTCTAGAGTTCCTGTCGCTTGTAGCAGCATTCGCTCAAAGTCTTTGGCAGTTGCAAGGTTGTTTGGATCAGTTGCGCCAAACTTGAATGGGAACAAAATCTCGCTAGGAGAACCATTGACCAGAATAGCTTTTCCGGGCTTTACCTCAAACTTCATACCACGGGGCAAGCGAGTTGCATCCATTGCCATCATGGGAGAGGTACTCAATGCCAGTGAATCCAAGTGGCTGCGGGTCTGAGCATCAATAGCCTTTTGCATATTGAATGCTTTTTCCACCGTACCACGACCAAGCAACCTGTTTGGCACAGTATCATCTTGGTAAGACAGAACTGGCCTGTCTTTCATCATGTATGGATTTTCTTCAGCCTTTAAGAGCATCCCATCATTGGCAATCACAACAATGGCCTCAACCATGTCGGTATAGTCTTCTGCCGCTGAGTTTTCAGGGAACAACTCAACAATATCTTTGTTCTCTTTCATGTTCTCAAGAAACTCACGGGGAACTAACCCGTAGTAGGTCAACAAAAGAACCTTCTCATCCTGATACTGTGATACCTCTTGGGTAGGCTCAAGGTCAGTATCCTCACTGGTAGTACCAATGTCCACCTTACGGTAGATTCCACGCTCAATACCTTGCACAACCTTATGAATTGAAACGTATTTCTCAATAGCCACGCCCATACAGTCATCAATGCTTGTGCCGTTAGGGTCAAACAAGAAATTCTTGGGATTGACAGGCATGATCTTGACAGAAATTCTGTCTTTTTCCATTACGCCAATAGCTGCCTGACCCTGCTGATTAGGAATAGGTTGAGTTGAGGGGACATACTCTTTTTCAGTCTTGACAACAATCTCGCCAATGCCTGTGCCATAGATTTCAGCCATCAATTCGATCTGGTCGATAGCTTTTCTGATTTTGTCCTTTTTGAAATCCTCAACGAGTTGATTCTTAATCATCTCAACATCAATGGGATTGCCGTTTACATCTTGGATATTGTCTTCAATGTCAAAAAAGTCACCTTGACCAAAGATAGCTTCCATGATTTCAGCGTGACGAGTCTCAACTGCTTGTTGAGTAGCAGGAGTTACGATACGGCTGCGCTCTGACTCACGGGTTTTATCTTCAGATGCCCATTGACCACGGAAGATACGCTCGTATTCCAGCCAATTAGGGAGAAAGTTGGTGTCTCTATAGTCACGCCATCTATTGCAATGGTCAGTAACAAAATCGGTCAGTTCTTTATCAGCCTCAGTTGGCTCATAAAACTCGTTTTGTTCTAACTTGACTTCTTTATTTGTTGCCATATTGTTACCTTATTGATGAACCGATTGTATTTCCAAAGGGGTCAGAGTATGTGGGGGATGGAATAGCTGTATTGAGTCCTTGTGCTTTTTGATTTTCCAAATACCGATAGTAGTTGTCGATTACTTGCTGGTCAATCATTTCTGCAACACCTTGCTTGCGTTTTTCCAAAGCACCAAGTGCCATATTTCTAATGTCACCTTGTTTTCCTGAAAATTCTTGCATTAGATTTGGGAATAATCTTGGAAACAATACTTCTGCTGGAATATTTTGACCAAGAGTACCTTGATATTCAGCAGTAAAATCAGTATTGTAAGTTCTATTTGCTGATGGTCTTAATGACATACCCTCTGGGTTTGTCATCAATGCGGTATTACCTACATAACCTTTTTGAATTCCAGCAAGTGCAGGATCAATAATTGCATTCTGCAAATCTTCAGCATTGAAACCAAATCTTTTTTGGTTTTCTTTTAGATAAAATCGATCTGTAATTGCCTTACGCAATTCTCCAGCAGTTGATTCAACACCTTCACCCGTATATATTTGACTACGACCTTCCTCAGTCATAATTCCTTTAAAATCTTTAAATGGGGTCAGTATTCTTCTATCTTTTCCAGTGCCTTTTGCTACCGTATAGTTTCTGACACTATCATCAAATTCTTTAATTGCTTCCTTGCTTAGTTGCCGCATATCTGCAATTTGCATTAACGCCTCAACAGGCATCACAGAAAAATTCTCAGCCCCTACACCCATTGTCACAGGTAAATGTAATATCTCACCAGTGCCACCTTGATTGATATTTTCAATTCTTGCCAAGGCATCACGGGCTTTAATTCTATTTGCAATACTGAAACCAGACGCACCACCAATACCCTGCTCAATGTGAGCCAAGTCTCTTGCATAATCTTGACCGCCATGCGTTATAACAGGGTTAGGCAACAATTCATCAGATATAGATGAGATACGCAAATTACGGCTAGAACTATCCCAAGGCATCAACATTGCACTTGCGCCTTGATAATCTTCAATCTTAATTGGAGTCTTTTCAGCTAACCCACCAAGGTACTCACGTTGATACCGTGTTCCTACTGTTGGATCAATATTTTGCGGGGTTGATGGCCTATAAACTTGACTTCTACTTCCTTGGCTAATTTCCCCAAGCAATTGCGCTGGCAAACCACCACGCTCCATGACTTGAGGGACAACCCTCTCAGCATATCTAGCACCAGCACGACCAGCAGTCATTGCGGCTCTGTTAGCTATCACCGCTGCTGGCTTTGCAAAAGGAGCAACATTCATCAGTGCGTCAGCAGTCTCAGGGCGCATACGAGTTGTACCGCCTAGACCACCAGCACCTGAGAACAACGAATCTCCATAGGAGATACGCTCTAAAGTCTTGGGTATGCCAGTGCCATACAGGAACTGTGCTGCCCCCTGCATCTGCTGAGTCCTCTCAGGCGAACTCATATATTGCAAAGGCAGATTCACAGCATCAGAAAACAATCCTGATATATAACCTCTTGGAGATTCCTGAACCTGATCTGCTACCCGTGGCGCAGGGTTAAATCCCTCTGGCTGCGGATACCTCAACTCTTGAGTTGTAGCGAATGGGTCTTGACCACGGGACAACCTACCTAACGCATACTGCTGCGCCTTGCCATATATCTCTTGTGTAGGCTCACCGCCAGAACGCAATAGGTTCAACTCATCAGCCGTCAGTGTCGGCACAATCAAAGGATAACGAACTGTCCTACCGCCAAAGTCTGACGAGGCTGACAACTCTGTCATTGGGTCTTGCATAGTTCCAACATTGCCAAGGTAACCCCGACCCTTGGCAGTTGTAGGCTGATTTACACTTTCAGCATACCGAAACCCATAAGGCGCAAGACCCTGACCATCACGACCAGTAGATAGCCCATACAAGTAGTCACGCCCAAAGGGATCACTACCAAATATGTCTAATGAGTCTTCTACAGCCATCTATACTCCACTGATAATGTCCACGGGTGTCCACTCGTCTTCATCATCTGCCTCAAAATATGAGGTTATAGACAACTGATCTATATAACTTAATGCATCAGGAAGATCATCATGCACCCCCTGACTTGGGTACATAAGCAACTGGTCAACGAACTCAGACCAATCCTCTTCCTTATTAAGCACTATTCTGCCATGCTCAAAGCGTCCTTGCAATGCCCAAATGATTCGGTCTGACTTCTTGCGATTCCCATGCGTCAAATCCACAATATGAGCATATATGTTCGATTTTCGCATTAAATCAGACAAATAGGGAAGTACCGCATTCTTCAACGCCCCACGCTCAATCCCAATGCTCAAGGGGCGGTACTCCCTGATAGCCAGCAGTATATTCGCCGCCGTAGTCCTAATGTCCCACCGCCCAAACTCAATCTTCTCAACATACCACTTACCGTCCTCAGTCACCTTCACCACCGCAATGGCACTCTGGTCTAAACGCTTCTTTGAGTTGGCAGCCTGTTTAGCCACTTCCTCAAACCCCGCCAAGTCAACCGCTATGAAGTAACTCCCCTGCTCAGGTATCTCCCCGTACTTCAGCCATTCTTCCTTGAAAACATCGCTCCCCGCATTGTCAAAACTAGCAAGGTATTCCTGCTTGAAAGCAAAGGAACTTAGGGTTTTCTTGGCAGACTCAATCTCATCAGGGTCTATCAGGGGGTTGTCTTTGGTAGTGAAGTGCCATGACTTCCAATCAGGATCACTACCATCCTGCCCCAAGTTGTACAAATCGTAGAACCAATTTCTTCCACGGGGTGTGCCTATCATCATGGCTCTGCCCTTTTTGTCTGACAAACTTGCTCTCACTACCTGTTCCCAAGTCTCAGGCTTAATGTCAGCTACCTCATCCAACACCGCATAAGTCAAGCTGACACCCCGCAAGGTATCTGGTCTGTCTGATCCCCTCACATATATCTTTGCACCGTTAATCAACGTGACTTCCATGTTGTTTACATGGCTGCTGGCGATGATCTCTCTGCCAATGTCCAGCAGTACATCCCAAATGATCTGCCTAGCCTGACCCTGAGTAGGGGCAACATACAGCACCGCACTACCAGCAGGGCAACTCAACCCCTCTATTAATAGAGTCGTTACCGCTAGCCTTGACTTGCCGCACCGCCTACCCGCCACGACAACCTTGAACCTCGTCTTGTCAGCGTATACCGATTGTTGCCAAGGGAGGAGGGCAAAGTTCAGGTCAGCCATTCTTAGCCTCTACGTCTTGGATGTCATCTGGCTCTGGATCAATCACCGTAGTACTCGCCGCTGGTGCGCCAATCCCCGTAATATTGATCGTGACTGCACTCCTCTGGCCTTTATCCTTGTCAAACATGGATATAGGAAGTGTCCTGTCCACGCACATCTTGATAGCCGCCATCTGTGCGGGGTGGTTGTCGTTCAGCGCAATTGAGATCATCTTCTCCACAACATCCTTACCACTCGACCTAATAAGCATATCCTTCAAGTCCTTGATCCTCTGGCTGTCAGTCTTGGGCAACGCAAGTTCAGGATTCCTTGCGTACTCCTGTATCTGACGCTTTAAGCCATAGATACCCTTGGGTCTGCCAGCTTTCTTCTTCTCTAGCTGCGCCTGTGGCTCGTCTTGGATGCCGTCAATCTGTTCTATCTTCACGATTATCCTTGTGCGTTGTGGGCGTGATAGTGGGGGACTATAGCAAATAAGAGGTCAATAGTCTTTTTTTTCGTAGCGGGGAGTGGGGGCTTCGCCCCTTTTTCGACTTTTCGATTTGCCGACTTAACCAACTGTGAATAAGGGTTTGTATTTTTTCCTAAATTCGTCAGAACACTTTTTTGCGTCTTCAAAAGACTTAAAGAATCTAGAGTATGACTTTCCCGCCGACTTTATTCGCACCCTAAAGCTATTTTTCTTAGTTACCCAGTGGACGTGTGGATACAGGTTGTTTTTTGCTGGTGGAGTATTTTGGCTGTTCTCAAAGTCAGTAACCACCCTTAAGTTACATAAGCGATTGTCCGTCTTTACTCGGTTTATGTGGTCTAAATGACCTTCAGGGAACTTACCATAAACGTACAGCCAAGCAACTCGGTGTTGTAAATACATTTTGTAGTCAATGCAAACATAAAGATATCCGTGGGTATTTGGTATATCACTTACTCGGCGACCAGATCGCTGTACAGATTTTATTCTGGTGAACACGCCAGTGTCAGCGTCATAGGTCATTAAGTCTTTTAGTCTGGATTGAGTCAACATGGCTTTTCCTGTTTTATTCGCACCCTCTAAAGGTATCGCAAACACAGGATAAAGTCAATTTCTCTTCTTGAGGGGGGCGGATGCTCCCACAACTTTGACCGCCGCCGACCGCCCCCTCCCCCCCATCGAAAAGTTATCCACAGGCAAATTGCCAGATGCGAGTTATCCACAGGCAACTGTGGATAGTGTGGATAACTTCTGTAAGTTATTGATTTTGCTAGTGTTTTTCTGGACGCTTACAAACGGCTGACAAAATCCATTTAATACAATGTCCATTATGTTAACTCAAAATCATAGAAAGTATTACTGATCGGGGCATTCTGAGATGCAAACTGCAACCAGACTGTGCATATGTGGATAACTTCGACTCCAATCTGTGGATAACCTGTGGATAACTATTGCATTTCACAATATGAAATGGCTTTCTTGGTCGGTGCTGGAGAGGGAAAGAGGCGTATGGTGCATTATTGGGGGACTTGACTACTTTAAGTCATAAGAACTTTTAGTTATGACAATGGCATTCGTTATGCACTTACAAATTCATTAAGAATCTGGCTAGAAATATAGACTGTAAATGCCTCTAATCCTTACCATAATCACCTACAACAGGCTTTAACCCTACTTCCTCACCTACACCAAGGAAATCCCTCAGATCGTCCTGCGGTCTGTATCCAAGCCGCCATAGAATCGCATAACAATCCAAGGCATTTTTGAACCCTAACGATATATCTCCACGACCAGCACAGGCAAGGATTGTCCTATCAGCATCAGACAGCACTCTATTGAAGTGCTTTGTCGTGATGCTTGCCCGTCTAGCCATTACTTCTTCCTTGGCGGTAGGTTAAACATTTTCGGCGCATCACCACCACCGTAGACGGGTTCGAGGTCATCGACCATATCGTCAAAGCCTGAACCCTTACCAAAGTCCTCACCAGCCTTGAACCTCTTGACCTGTGCGGTTGGGTCAAACGCTTTGGCCTTGATGATGAACTGGACTGCTGGCTCATTGATGATGACCTCAAACTCTTCCAGAGTCCAGATGGTTAGGTCTTTGCGTAGCTTTTGCAAATCAAGGCAATCGTTTATCGTTTCTGTAACTGCCATGATCTGACCGTTTTGGGCTTTCCATTCAACGAACCGAATATTCGGACTTGGGTTGATCTCATTATCTTCACCCCATTTCTCCAGATGGTCATAACCTTTGACCATGCCTGTGATTGCTTTACGCAGCCGTTCAAGGTCATGACGTTCAAGACTATCCCAAACTCTACCCATCTGACCCCAGAACTTAGCCCTAAACTCAGTGTCAACTAAAGTAATCAGTCGTTCAACTCCCCATTTCTGGTGATGTTTCTCTTTCCTGACCTCCAGTTCCATGAGTGCAGCATTCGATTCAATCTCCCAAGGTGTTGCCTGACGCTTAGGCACTTGAACATCTGGAACATCATTTCTTAACCGTGATTTAACCATTTTTAATTTCCTTTAAAAGAAGCGACAAAGAGACAAAGGGACATGAGACAAACCCCTTGTTATAGACAAGGGGAGGTTTGTCCCACCCTCATCGGCGGGACACTTTGGGACATTGTCCCACTTTGTCCCGTTTGTCACTGTATAAATACACATATCAAAAAGCCTCTGAACTGGACTTCAGCCAGACCCAACCAGACCCAATTACCACCTTATTTACGCTAACAAGTCTCTCCCTCGCACGAAGCCAAGCCTTGCGAAAAGA